CGTAAATTCAACATTATGCAGTTGTACACATCACCGTCAGGTGTGACCTTGCTGTTTTGTGATGCTTCAGAAGGTCTTATTGTTTTGTCGTAAAGGAATATTCGGACGCGGTTAATATTGTAGTCCTCATAAGCATGCACGACTGGTAAGCCGATTGGCGACGTCCAAATTAAAGGCTTAGCTTCGTGTGCACATAGTTGTGCGCACTTTTGAATAAACCGCATTCCTTCTGCTGCTTTTTTAACAACATCATTAACGGCATCCCAAACTTTGCCTGCCATAAAACTGGCACATTTAGATCCATTGTCTTCGCCAAATGGGTGTGTTTCTCTTATGCCCTCTAGAACATCATCTTCTAGCGGTTTCATAAGATCTTCCATGAGCTGTTGCCTAAACCCAAACTTTTCGCTTGAGTAGGCAAAAGTCATGACGTTGCGTTTAACAACTTTGCGCGACACACCATATGTACGCCAAGCTGCTGCTTCATCTGAAGTGTCAGAAGCAATAGCATCGTTAACTCTATCTGCAACAATCTGGTAAACATCAGCAGGCTTGTCTGCGTATGTTAAGTTAACTGTTGCACCACCTTTTTCGTCTCTGAGTGCTGCGCTGTAGTGTTGAACACCGCTATTAGCACCATCAACTGAAGGTGGTATGTGAGAGATATGATCGTCACCATTTTCGACATAGCCAGCAAAATCAATGCAAGCGGCTAAGAATAAAAATGGTTTGTCGGCTTCTTGCCATAGGCTTCTTGTTAGCCCTGGCTTTTTACCGATTAAGTACAAAGCACGCTGGTTTTTATTAACCCATGCAATGCGGTCATTGAGGGATTTTTTACTCACTTTGTCAAAGTCACCAGTGTTGGCAACATTGATGCAAAGCCAATAAGCACCAGTAGGTCCTAGTTTCTTGCCACGCGCAAATTGAAACAACGCACGTATGTGGTCAGCTCTTTGGTGGTTAAATGTTGGTATAGGGTAAAGACGACCACGGAAATCTAGGTTATGAGGCAAGTAGAACTTGTCGTGTTTAGCAAGCTCTTTAGCAGTATTAAGATCTGTAGACATGTTAACAACATCAGCATCAAAAGCTCTGTTGCGAAGTATGATCTTTTCTTTTGTCTTTTTGACGTGCTTGCGCTGCTTGCTATCAAGTTCCTCCCAGTTTTTAGTTTTGCCTGGGACTTTTAGCTTTGCTTGTCGTGGAAACTTGTTGATGACATCACCACGTTCCCATGAAGCAATCACTTGCTCAAGCACTGGTTTGTTGATCGCAAAAGGAGTTGACTGAACAGCGTTAAGTGCTCTCGTAATCCGATCCATAGATCCAGATTTAAACGCAGTGTCAATCAGCTCCTTTTGCTTGCTGTTAGCTCGTCTTACCAGAGGGACAAGACTAGCTAATTTAGGATTGTGGTAGCAGCCACTATTGAAAGATGTCCAAGGCTTTGGCTCAGACAGCATTGGTTTAAACAATGGCGACATCCACTGTATTTGGTCAGTAAGATCATCGACTAGTTTTCTACCTACTTCTGTTAAACCTAAGTTTTTGACGAAGAACTTCTTCTTCGGTCTATCATAAACTTCAAATAACCCTGATCCTGCTATCACAGAATTTAAAACAGCTTGACCAACATTTACTAGCTGCTCAGCAGTCCATCTTTCGACACCATAGCCTTCACGCCCAGCAACAGCTGACATAGCTTTAAGCCTATGGCGGCTAGAGTTGTGATTTTTGCGGGCCATTTCGAATAGACGCTTAAACAGCTTTGGGTTTTTAGATGAAAAATCTAAAGCCCATAATTCGACACAAACTTGCTTACCTATGTTGGTGCAAATGTTGGTCAAATCTGTAAATTGACCGACACCAATAAAGGCATAATTCAATCCAATATAAGCGATTGTGTCGTTGTTCAAGTTATCTAATGCGTAGTACCAGAATGGCTTGCTAGTAATGCGGCTTGTTAACTCTAAGTCTTTAGAAATTTGTTCAGAAACTAAAGGAATTGCTCCTTTAACTAATTTTGTGTCTACGGTTCCTAAAATACCTGTTTTAGAAAGTTGCTCTTCTTGAGTTAGGAATCTGTCTATTCCATCTTCGAGCATAGAGATCTCTTGTAGAGAATCCATTGCACCTCCATTCAACACTAATCTGCTTTAGTGCGGCTTCTTAAAGTCTTGACTTATTTGCTAGGATGTGCGTGTGTTCTTGCTATGTTCTATTTTACTAATTGGCGCATATAAGCGTCAAGATGAAACTGAAACTAGGCAGCTATTTGCCACCATTTGGGCGTTTTAGTGGCACGTGCCCATGAAGCAAAATAGGCTTTTTCTCCGCGGTAATACTGTCTGTACGCAGTTACAGCATTGCTGTGCTTATAGACGTCAGGCATGCATTGTGGTGGTCGTTTAAAGCTATTTGTTGGAATTGACTTCGGCAGCTGCTTAAGGGGTTTTACAAGCGACCAATATTTATGTGTCGTGCCGTAACGCTTCTTGTGCTCGCTGAGCAAAGCGACAAAAAGACCATAAGCCCATTTGTAGTTTTCAGACCCCGCACGTACCCATTGAGTAGATGGATGGTTAAGGTGCGCTATTTTGCACAGAGAGTGCTTGTCTGCATATTTGCTGCCGTCTAGTGCTCTGTGTGCAGTTGAGAGCATCTGGGCGGTTTCTAGGACCATTTTGACAGCATGCTTATCGCAGTGCATTTCTGCCGCTGTCGTGTAGTCATTTGCAAGAAAGAATATGTTCACGTAGATCTCCTTAACGACAAAAAAGTTTTGTGTTAGAAAATCTCGTGATTTGCAGCTGGATAGAGCACCAGACTACGAATCTGGGGGTCGGGAGTTCGAATCTTCCCGAGCGCGCCATTTTTTCACTGCTTTAATCACGAGATTGCCATTAGGAATTGACGGCGTCTAGCAAGTCCTGGTCGTCAATATGAGCATAACGTAGTGTTGTAGTTATGTTCGAGTGACCAAGCATTCGCTGTACCATCGCTATATTCTTAGTCTTTTTCAGCATGCGCGTCGCAGTGGTGTGCCGCAACGTGTGCAGCACAAATTGTGCATCCTTAGAAAGACCTACTTCCTCACGAACCTTAGCCCAAAATCTGTGGACTTGATGTCTTTTGATCTCGAATGGTACGTGAGTTTCTAGTAAAGCGCGCGCTTCAGGTGTTAAAGGTACTGAACGCGCTTTGCCTGTTTTTGTTTTCCACAGTCTAACCCAATCTCCATCAAGATTTTCTTTGGTTAGACCAAGCACTTCACCTCGGCGCATGCCTGTATCTATTAAGATACGCGCGAGCGCTTTCATTTCTTGCCTATGTTTTCTTGCTATCAAATAGTCAGCAGAGTCTATAGCCGCAAATACTTTCTCTTCTTCGTTTGGAGACAGCCAGCGAACACGATGGGGTGAAGGCTGTTTGCGTGAAAAATATGGCAATTTGTCTATTAGGTTTCTTTGTTTTGCGTAACGCAGCAACGTACTAAGAACACTAATATTGTGGTTTATAGACGTACCAGTCATAGGCTTGCCACGATGTGTGATTACTTTTTCAAGACCTTCTACGTACTTATCGACCATCTGCGTGTCGATGTCTTTAATATCAGGATCTTTGAGTATCTCTACACATCTTCGAGCCTGCGAATGAAAGGTTTTGCAACCTTCTTTGTCCTTCCACAGCTTCATGCCAGCTTCGTTTAGAAGCTCACTTAGTTTCATTGTTTTGCTCCTTATAAAGTGAAAAAACACCGGTCCGTGATTGGACCAGTGCATTAGATGATAAAAATTGCGTCTGAAGTTATTGCCAGCTACCTGTGCGCATTTGGGCTGCAAGCTCTTGTGCGCGCGATCCAACTTGGGTGGACCACCTGCTGTTGAGCAGCTCGGCTGCCGCTGTGTCGTAGTCCGACTGTTTTAGCGCTGCCATTGCGTTTTCGAATTTGAGTGCTGTTCCTATACCCACATTGAAGACAAAGTTGATCAATGCCGCACGACGGACAGGATCTAGTGTCTCTGACCACGGCATGTAGTGCTTGAGTTGTTGCTCTACGTTCTTGACGTCGTTTTCTAACAGCACTAAGGCTTCTTCTTTTGTGATGCCAACGTCTTGTAGGTTCCGACCAACGCCTATTGTCAACTTGTCTGATGTGCATTTATAGGGTTTTAACTCCATGCCTTCGTGTCTGATTAGTTGTTCAAGTAGTTTATCGATGTGCTGCTCCATTAATTATTTGCTGACCCCTTTAATCTTTTCTGCGGTGCGAAGACCACCAAGGCCAAGCATGCCAAGCAAGACAGTCATAAGGCTGTCCATGTCAAATACTGGTAATTCTGGAATTTCTACGCCGAGATAAGCACAAACAAACATAGTCACTGGCGCAAATATAAAGTGCCAACCCATTGCACTAGCTAGAATCCATCCTAAAAACGGACGCCAACCAGCAACAAAAATTGAACGGTGCTGCGCTTCTGCTTTGTTTATTTCTAATTGACCTTTTGCTAACTCTTGAGCGTGCCTTTGCGACATCGTAGCTATCTCATGTGCTAGCTTGGCCTTTTCGTCTGCGTCTGGAATAAATTTATCCAGCAACCCTGTTACAGGTCCTATGAGTGCTTGAAGCATTATTTCTTTCCTTCGTGATTGATCCAGACAGCAAACATGCCGCTAAAGCACCCACAGATTGTGGATACGAAAGCCGTTTGTTGTGTAGTTGCTGATGGCCCAAGAGACATAAACCAGTCGGCGCAGTTCCACGCCATTAGGGTTGAAGCTGCCATCATGATTCGCGGGAGGATCTTAAGAGCTAAGAACTGTTCTGCTGTCATCATGTGAGTGTTCCTCGTTTAAGAGGAATACATTTGTATGACATAGCCTTAAAGTTAGGCATGTAGCGGTTTAGGTCGCTTGCCATTTCCATCGCCCTAGCTACACAGGCTTTCTCTGAAAGGATCGGGTGGCGTGTGTTCTCCATCTCGAGACAGTTCGATGGGTCTATGAGAGAGCATACAAGGACTAGCGTCTTAAACATTACTAGCCTCCAGTAAGATGTATACGAATAGACAAAGGGCAAAGACACCAAGGCATATGCAAGCCGCCCAGTAGATAAAAAGGAGAATGTCGTCTTGGCGTTTTATAGCGAGACGCTTGGCTTCTGCTGCTGCTTCGGCTCTCTGTCGTCTGGCTTCAGCGCAGAACTTTACGTAGTCAGGGTACATATTCGCCCTGCCGTATAGCTGCATCATTGAGCGTAATTCGTCTTCTTTACGTTTGAGTTCGTCTAAGGCAAGAAACTCTTCTAAGTCAGACTTACTACCGTCTAGGTTACTACCTTTAGATGCTGCCTTCTTCTGAACTTCGTCTTTGTTTAGAGTAAAGTCTGAGATTGCTTTACCAGCTTTGGCAAGGTCTGAACCATTCTCAACGCATTTCTTGATGATTGCGAAGGCTGCATTAGCCGCCGCGAGTTCTGCTAACATGAGCGTCTCCTAAGAGTTACGCTCTCCCTCAAGATAGTCTGCCATCAGCTTTTGTAAGCCAATGGACAGCAGCTTACATTTAGTATTTTCGTCTAATTCAACGACCATAGTCGCAGAGCCGTCCTCGCGTTCCACGAGATCGATGATATTAAGTTCATTCATTATGCTTCCTTGGGATTATAGTTTCATAAGCAATGAACCAGCGAGACCAACGATAACAATCGTTGACGCCATGATCATTGCTTCGAGACGCCATAGCCGCTTGTCGAGGCCAGTAAGTTTGTCTTCTACGGCAGCGTAGCGGATAGCGCACTCTTTCTCGTGTGCCTCAAGTTCAAGGGCGACACGAAGTTCTGGGGTTACAGACTGCTCTAGTTTCATTCTGGTGCTGCCGGAGCCATCTCAGCAGCTTGTGCCTCTGCGTTTCGCACTGCTGCGGTCTTTACGACATCATTGTCGAAGGCGTAGGCAACGATAGCTTCTCTTGTCGCTGGTACTTGTATGCCGTTGTCGAGGCAATGCTGGACTGTTAGCTGCACGATTTCGTCATTGGCAATCCTTGCACGTTCAGTCACTGCGTTCTCAGCCCAATCAGACGGAGACAATGCAGCGTATTCTAGTCCTTTGAACTGAGTGTCCGTCAGTTCGATTGTTATTGTTTGTGTCATTGTTTTTACTCCGTTTAACCTATTAGATAGCCTGAAAAATAACCTGAG